AGCCGGAAATGGCAGAGGACAAGGGCAAGCGTCTGCTCATTGCCGCTGAGATGCAGGAAGGCGCTCGGCTGAACGACTCCACCGTCAAGCAGCTATGCTCCGTGGATGACATCTTTGCGGAGAAAAAGTATAAAGACCCCTTCAGCTTCTCTCCGAGCCACAGCCTGGTGCTGTACACCAACCATCTGCCGAAGGTTAGCACCTCCGATGACGGCACCTGGCGCCGACTGATTGTTATCCCGTTCAACGCCAAGATCGAGGGCAAGAGCGATATCAAGAACTACGGCGATTACCTGTATCAGAACGCTGGCGAGAGCATTCTTGCCTGGGTCATCGAAGGCGCCAAGAAGGTCATTGACCTGGGCTACAAATTCCCGGTTCCGGCTATCGTGCAGAAAGCCATCGATGACTACCGCAGCCAGAACGACTGGTTCGGCAATTTCCTCGATGAGCGGTGCGAGGTGGGCAACGGATACCGCGAGAGTTCCAATGCTCTGTACCAGGCATACCGCAACCACTGCATGGACACCAACGAATATGTCCGCAGCACCGCCGACTTCTACACAGCCCTTGAGGGAGCGGGCTTTGACCGTATCAAGGTCAAAAACAAGCGTTTTATCAAGGGTGTGCGGCTGAAAGCGGAAGACGCTGACGGCGAGGATTTCCTGGGCTAAAAGACCTCTGGGTTAACCTCTATTAAGGTCATTTACAAAAAAGTCTCTTAGGGGAAATTTTCATAAAAAACCATAAGAAAAAGTCTTATAAATGACATTCAACGAGGTTAACCCAGACCTTAAATCCGAACAGGAGAAAGCATTATGAGAGAAAAAACAATCGAGCGTAAATTAACGCTGATGGTAAAAAAGCAGGGCGGCATCTGTCCGAAGTTCGTTTCTCCAGGATTTGATGGGATGCCCGACCGAATAGTTCTTCTGCCTGGGGGCCATATGGCTTTTGTGGAAGTAAAGGCTCCCGGTAAAAAGCCACGGGCATTGCAAACCTCCTGCCACACGCTTTTGCGTAGGTTGGGCTTCCGGGTCTACGTCCTGGACAACGAAGAACAGATTGGAGGTATCCTTGATGAGATACGCACCGCATGACTACCAGGCTTATGCCATCGACTATATTGAGACCCATCCCATTGCCACCGTGTTTTTGGATATGGGTCTTGGCAAAACGAGCATCACGCTGACCGCCATCAACAATCTGATGTATGACCGCTTCGAGGTCAGCAAGGTTCTCGTAATCGCGCCCCTCCGTGTGGCACGGGACACATGGACGGCTGAAGTGGATAAGTGGGATCACCTTCAGCACCTCATCTGCTCCGTGGCTGTCGGCACCGAGACTGAACGCAAAGCAGCCCTCCTGCGGAAAGCGGATATTTACATCATCAACAGAGAGAACGTCCACTGGCTCATTGAGGAAAGCGGAATCCCGTTTGACTTTGACATGGTTGTCATTGATGAACTTTCCTCATTCAAGAACCACGGCACAAAACGATTCAAAGCCTTAATGAAAGTCAGACCCAAGGTCAGTCGCATCGTTGGGCTGACAGGCACACCTGCTTCCAACGGACTGATGGATCTGTGGGCGGAGTTCCGCATCTTGGACATGGGTCAGCGCCTTGGCAGATTCATCACCAAATACCGCACCGACTACTTCATGCCGGACAAGCGGAACGGTCAGATTATCTACTCCTACAAACCGTTGCCGTATGCAGAAGACACCATCTACAGAAAAATCGGTGATATCACCATCTCTATGAAGGCAGCCGACCGCCTGCAGATGCCGGAACTGATCAGCAGCGAATATGAGGTATCCCTCTCCGATGAGGAGCGTGAGCATTACGATGAACTGAAGCGTGACCTGGTTCTTACCCTGGGTGACGGTGAAATCACAGCCGCCAACGCAGCATCCCTCTCAGGCAAGCTGTCCCAAATGGCAAACGGTGCGATTTATGACGATGACGGCAACACCCTCCACATCCACGACCGCAAACTGGATGCCCTGGAAGATATCATCGAAGCCGCCAATGGTAAGCCGGTCCTTGTGGCTTATTGGTTCAAGCACGACCTCATCCGCATATCCGAGCGGCTGAAAAAACTGCATATTCCGTTCTCCCGCCTGGATGACTCAAGCAGCATCCGCAGATGGAAAAACGGAGAAATCCCTGTGGCACTTATCCACCCCGCATCGGCAGGTCACGGTCTCAATCTCCAATCCGGCGGTTCAACCCTCGTGTGGTTTGGGCTGACATGGAGTTTGGAACTGTATCAGCAGACTGTATCCCGTCTGTGGCGGCAGGGTCAGACATCCAAGACCGTGGTGGTGCAGCACATCATCACAAAGGGCACCATTGACCACCGCATTATGAAAGCCCTCTCCCAAAAGGAGCATACACAGACGGCATTGATTGATGCCGTAAAAGCGGACTTGCAAATCTGAGACAAACTATGAAAATCCGTGCCAATCCGAGGATTTCAAAATATCGGAGGTACGAATATGACCCCTTATCAGGCATTTGCCAACGCCATTGTAGAACTGGCCGTAAAAGACTACAAAAAATCCCTCAAGCAACATTACCGTTTTCCCTCCAATAAGGAATATGCAGATGAGGTTGCCAGATTGGAGCGGTTCTTCCGATCCGGCTGGTACGGAACGCTGACTGACCTTGACAGTGAGTACCTTATGGCGGGTGTTCGCCATATGGTGCGACAGGAGGTGGCGGCATGACAGCAAAGGAGTATTTGCAACAGGCGCGTTTCCTGGATCAGCGGATTGACTCCCAAATCGCCCAGGTCGCATCCCTTAATGACCTCGCCACCAAATGCTCTGCCACTCTAACAGGTATGCCCAGAAACCCCAACAGCGGTGGCTCCACTATGGCAGATGCCGTCTGCAAAATCGTGGATCTTCAAGCTGAAATCAACCGGGACATTGACCGTCTGGTGGATTTGAAGCGTGAGATTATGGGGGTTATCAAGGCAGTCCCCAATACCGAGTATCAGACCATTTTGGAAAAGCGGTATCTCTGCTTTACCGCCTGGGAGCAAATCGCCGTGGATTTGTGCTACAGCATTCAGCACACCTACCGTATGCACGATGCCGCACTCAAAGAAGTGGAGCATATCCTTAATCATGAGAGTTAATACCATAGAATGAGAGTCGGCTTATGTGCTATCATTATAATGGCGAAAGAGAATACAGAACGGCCTCGCAGGAGCAATCCTGTGGGGCTTTTCTTATACCCTAAAGGAGGTGAAACGATGCCGAAGAAACCGAAACGACCATGTTCTTACCCCGGATGCCCAAGGCTCACGGACGATAGGTTCTGTGAGGAACACACCAAAGCGGAAGCCCAACGCTATGAGAAGTACGACAGAGACCCTGCTGTACGCCGTAGGTATGGACGGGCTTGGAAGCGTATCCGTGACAGCTATGTACAGCAGCACCCGTTGTGTGAGCGTTGCCAAGAGCAAGGCAAGCTGGTACCCACAGAGGAAGTCCATCATAAAGTTCCTTTGTCCGAGGGCGGCACTCACGCAAGAAATAATCTGATTGCCCTTTGCAAGTCCTGTCACGCACAAATCCATGCAGAGCGTGGTGATCGTTGGCACAATCACTGACCCGGTAGGGGCGATCAAATCTCCGGGACCTTTATCCCGTGCAACGGGCGTGGGGTCACGTGTTGAAAATCGCATAAGTTTTCGGGGGAATAGCCCCCGGCATGAAGGAGGTGTGTAAAAATGGGTCAAAGAGGACCTAAACCCGGCACTGGGGGCAGACCGAAAAAGCCGATTGCAGATAAGATTGCGGATGGAAATCCGGGCAAGAGACCGCTGACTGTAATTGATTTCAAAGACAGCGCGGCTGACCTGGAAGGACAGGCAATGCCCGCTCCCAAGGAGTTCCTTTCCGCAAAGCAAAAAGACGGTTCCACACTCTGTGCCGCCGAGATTTATGAAAATGTATGGAAGTGGTTATCCGACCGAGGATGTGCTTCCATCGTTTCACCCGACCTCATTGAGCGTTTCGCTATGGCAAGCGCCCGTTGGATTCAGTGCGAGTCCATCACCAGTGAGTTGGGTTTTCTGGCAAAGCATCCCACCACGGGTGCAGCCATTCAGTCACCCTATGTGGCTATCGCAAACACCTACATGACGCAGGCAAACCGTCTGTGGTCAGAGATTTTCCAAATCGTCCGAGAGAACTGCACCGGCGAATATGGCGGCGCAAGTCCCCAGGACGATGTAATGGAACGACTACTTCGAGCAAGGAAAGGATAATGCATTATGTTTGAGAAAGTAAATCCGAGCCACCCGGATAAGGTGGCAGACCGCATTGCCGGTGCCGTGGCGGACATTGCCTACGATACACAGATTGACCCTAAGGTTGCTGTGGAGGTTCTTGTCGGTCACGGCATTTGTCATATCATCGCAGAAACCTCCGCTGCCATTAACCGTGATAAGGTTTGTGCAGCCGTGAAGCGTATCGCCGGAGATCTGAAGGTTGACCTGGTTGTCGTTCCCCAGGACGCACACCTTGCTCGTAACCAGGCAGATGCTGTCCGCTGCGGTGACAACGGCATCTTCAAAGGCGTACCCGTGACCGAGGAGCAGAAAAAACTGTGCAAGGTTGCAAAAGACATCTATGCCGCTTGCGCCCATGATGGTAAATACATTCTGGACGGTGACCGCTTGATTATCTGCCAGAGCAATGCCAAGGCGGAGCATCTCCGTGAAACCTATCCCCATGCCGAAATCAATCCCCTCGGTGACTGGACGGGTGGCACGAATGTGGACACGGGCGCAATCAACCGCAAGCTGGGCAGTGATATGGCTGACAGCGTAACCGGCGGTGGTCTCCACGGCAAAGACCTCTCCAAGGCTGATGTCAGCGTGAATATTTACGCCTGGCTCAAGGCTCAGAAAACTGGGAAACCTGTGGAACTTTGCTGTGCTATCGGTGATGAGACTGTTGATGGTGTTCCTTATTCTGAAATCGTGGAGACGGCAAGAGCCTACATCAAATCCGTTGGTGGCTTTGAGAAGTTCGCGGAATGGGGGCTGGTGTAATGCTGATTGAAAAGAAAAACACCGCAGACCTTCTGCCTGCTGACTATAATCCCCGTAAGGATTTGAAGCCCGGTGATGTGGAATACGAAAAGCTGAAACGCTCCATTGAGCAGTTCGGTTATGTGGAGCCGGTCATCTGGAACAAGACCACGGGCAGAGTTGTCGGCGGTCACCAGCGCCTCAAAGTTCTAATTGACATGGGCATGACCGAGGTGGACTGCGTTGTGGTGGAACTTTCCGAGGAAAAGGAAAAGGCGCTGAATGTGGCTCTCAACAAAATCTCCGGCGATTGGGACAAGGACAAGCTGGCTCTGCTCATCGCAGATTTGCAGGGGGCAGATTTTGATGTGTCCCTTACTGGTTTTGAGCCTGCGGAGATAGAGGATCTTTTCAAGGATACCTTCAAGGATGGCGTCAAGGATGATGATTTCGATGTAGGCGCAGAACTGGAAAATCCCACCTTCTCCAAGGCGGGTGATATCTGGACGCTCGGTCGCCATCGGCTCATCTGCGGTGACAGCACCAAGGCTGAAACCTTCGATATGCTGATGGGCAGCACCAAAGCGAACCTGGTCATCACCGACCCTCCGTACAACGTTAACTACGAAGGCTCGGCTGGCAAAATCAAAAATGACAACATGGCTGATGAAGCCTTTTATAATTTCCTCTTGGATGCATACACACAGATGCACTCTGCTATGGCAGATGACGCATCTATCTATGTGTTCCATGCCGACACCGAGGGTTTGAACTTCCGCAGGGCTTTTGCCGATGCGGGTTTTTATTTGTCCGGCTGTTGCATTTGGAAGAAGCAGTCCCTTGTCCTGGGACGCTCTCCTTACCAGTGGCAGCACGAGCCTTGTCTGTATGGTTGGAAGAAAAACGGCAAGCATCAGTGGTACACCGGCAGGAAGGAAACCACCATCTGGGAATTCGACAAGCCCAAGAAGAATGGTGACCATCCAACCATGAAGCCGATCCCGCTGTTGGCTTACCCCATTATGAATTCCACCATGAGCAATGCGGTGGTGCTTGACCCATTCGGTGGCTCCGGCAGCACCCTCATTGCCTGTGAGCAGACCGACCGCATCTGCTACACCGTGGAACTGGATGAAAAGTTTTGTGATGTAATCGTGAAACGGTACATTGAGCAGGTCGGCTCTGCGGACGAAGTTTCGGTCATTCGTGACGGACTTTCATACAAGTACAGCGAGGTCGCCAATGAAGATAGCGGTAATTGACGCTGACCTAATTGGGCGCAAACGACACCGCTTTCCGAACCTGGCCTGCATGAAAATATCGGCGCACTACAAAGCACTCGGTGATAGCGTGGAATTGAAAACGGATTATAACGGGCTGACCGATTATAATGCCGTGTATCTTTCCAAGGTATTCACCGACACCCCTGTGCCGGATGAGGTCTTACAACTGCATAATGTCAGCTATGGAGGCACGGGCTTTTATTACGATAAGGCACCGTGCCTTTCTGCTGCCATCGAACACCAGATGCCGGACTACCATCTGTACGATGCCTGGGTAGCGGGAAAACTCCTGGGCGGTGGCAATCCCCGCGAGTACACCTACTATACGGACTACTCCATTGGCTTTCTGACCCGCGGGTGCTTTCGGAAATGTGCGTTCTGCGTCAACAAAAACTATGACCGGGTTTTCATCCATAGTCCGCTGACCGAGTTTTACGATCCGGCAAGACCGAAAATCTGTCTGCTCGATGATAACTTCTTCGGCTGTCCCCACTGGCGTGAACTCCTGGCTGACCTTCAGCAGATCAACCGTCAATTCCAATTCAAGCAGGGGTTGGATGAGCGGTTGCTGACCGATGAAAAGTGTGCAGCCCTCTTCGGCAGCAAATACGATGGCGATTACATTTTCGCTTTCGACAATGTTGCCGATGCAGAACTGATCGAAAAGAAAATCCGCCTTACTCGGAAATACACCGATGCCGTTATGAAGTTCTATTGCTTCTGCGGTTTCGACAGAACCGACAGTTGGGATGCTGATTTCTGGCGACAGGACATTTTCGATTTGCTATACCGCATCGAGATTTTGATGCGAAGCCGATGCCTGCCGTATGTGATGCGGTTTGCCAAGTATACGGAAAGCCCATACCGAGGTGTGTATGTAAGCATTGCCCGTTGGTGCAATCAGCCTGGGTTCTTCAAAAAGAAGAGCCTTCGGGACTTTGAGAAGCAGTTCCCGAAAGTCGGAAAATACTTCAATATGAGGTTTGAGAAATGAATAAACAGCTTACCCTGTGTGGTTTTCGTGCTTTCCGGCATTGTCTGGTGTACACAAAACGAGGGCTGATATGTGCGGATATAATCTACACCCCAAATATGCAGATATGACTGGCTATATCTGCACACTGACGGTAATATGTGACTACCAAAAATAAAGGAGGTCACTACCATGACAATCACAATCAACGCAACGGGCGCAGAACGCAAGCGCCTGGTTCAGACCATCGCCAAGTGGACGGGCTACGAAGCCAAGTACCTCGGAGTTCCTTCCTGCGCCTACCAGGTGGGTTACTTCACCATCGAGAAGAACGGAAGCCTCACATTTGATGACAGCGCCGACAGCGAGGTCATTGAACGGCTGCTTCAGCACATCTACGACGAGGGCTTTGACATTGATCAGAGCCACACCGAGGAAGAAGAACTCCCCGACGATTTCCAGGGTATCTGCATTTCCATGCCCCGCAACCTTTTCACGGATGCCAATCTGGAAAACCTCAAGGGCATCATCGCAGCCAAGGGCAACCTCATTAAGAAAGCCCTGGGTACGGACAACCTACCCTTGGAAATCACCGACACGAAGATTTCCTTCCCTTGGTTTCCCGGCATTCCCACCCCGGACGAGATGAAAGCCTTTGACACCTTCATTTGCAAGCTGTGCGAAATGGCACGGAATCAGAAGCGTGTGGTGGCGAAGGAAAAGGAAACGGACAATGACAAGTACGCATTCCGTTGCTTCCTTCTGCGCCTGGGCTTCATCGGTGCGGAGTTCAAATCTGAACGCAAGATTCTCCTCCGCAACTTGACGGGTTCTTCCGCTTTCAAAAGCGGTCAGCCCGCCGGAAAGAAGGTCGAGTAATATGTTCGGAATCAGAAAAGAAACCCTCCAGCGCCTCAAGGAAACTTATCCCCAAGGCACTCGTGTGGAACTCGTCCACATGGATGACCCTTACAACACCAAGCTGTATCCCGGCTGCCGTGGCACGGTTCGCATCGTTGACGATGCCGGCACCATCCACGTGGATTGGGACTGCGGTTCTTGCCTGGGCATTGCCTACGGCGAGGACTCCTGCAGAAAGGTGGTCGAGAATGATGAGTGAAAAGGTGCGTGAGCAGATCCTCACCATCCGGGACACCGGGCTGACAAATATGTTCGATGTGATCATGGTGCAGCGCCTTGCCTTCGACCGAGGCTTTTATGAATTGGTGATTTACCTGGAAGACCACCGCTCCGAATATGTACACTTTATCCTTACGGGCGAAGCGTAATCTACACAATTACGCTCCCAAAAGTGTGCAAATGATTGTGTAGTATATGCCGCAGAAATGACTGGATATATAGCGGTACTGACGGTAATATACACTCACAACAAAACAAACGGAGGTACACACCATGAAGAAAATCGACCTTTTTGAAAGAGCCATCGCAGAGCAGGCAGCCAGCCTCAAGGACTACGGAATCAACGGCACCGCATTCTGGGCTTACCGCAAGAGCATCGACGCAGGCAACGACCTGATTGACTTCTCCGAGGTCATTTGGGACACCGACATTGAGACCATTGTCGACACCTTCAAGCAAGCCGGAGTTACCGAGTTCACCATCAGCAGCACCTTCTCCAGTCTCATTCCCACACTGGTAGCCTTCGAGAAGCACGGCTTCCAGATGGCAGGGCTTACCGAGGTCAACGCAAACTACACCGACTGGCAGACAGGCGAACGCGCCCGCATTCCCGCCATTCGCATGAAGCACATTTAAGGGGGTACGCACCATGTGGAAAGAAGGTAGCCTCAAGGTTTACAGCAGCGTTTTCCATTACTGGATGAAGGTTTTTGATGAGCCTTCCCAATTCGGTGTCGATGGAGGCAAGGTCAGCAAGCTGATGCTCAAACGATACGGCAAGGTTGTCTGCAACTATGACAGAGGTTGGGACATCGAACCCGCCGACCCCGACACCCAACTTGCGTTGGAGATACTGCTCCACGGCAATAACTACTAAAACACAATAGCCCTGGGATAGAGCCGAGAGGCTCTGTTCCTCGTATACGGCAAGTCGCACCGATTATGGTGGCGGCTATTTTTTATATCCTTTTTGAGGAGGTGACGCATATCAGAAAACTGAAAAAGTACAAACCGACCCGTTTTATGAGTGACGGGTCTTATTACGATAAAGCCTCCGCTGACTATGCGGTCGCCTTTATTGAAAGCCTGTGCCATACCAAAGGCACCTGGGCAAGAAAGCCCTTTGAACTCATCGATTGGCAGGAGCAAATCATCCGTGATGTGTTCGGGACGCTCAAACCGAACGGCTATCGACAGTTCAATACCGCCTACATTGAAATCCCCAAGAAGCAAGGCAAGTCAGAGTTGGCTGCTGCCGTGGCTCTGCTTCTGACCTGCGGTGATGGTGAAGAACGCGCCGAGGTATACGGCTGTGCCGCCGACCGACAGCAGGCATCTATCGTTTTCAATGTGGCTGCAGATATGGTTCGTATGTGTCCGGCACTCTCAAAGCGAGTGAAAATCCTGGACTCACAGAAGCGAATCATCTATCAACCCACGGGTAGTATCTACCAAGTGCTGTCTGCCGATGTCGGTAACAAGCACGGTTTCAACACCCACGGCGTTGTTTTTGATGAGTTGCACACGCAGCCGAACCGAAAACTGTTTGATGTTATGACCAAGGGTTCCGGCGATGCCCGTATGCAACCCCTATACTTTCTGATTACCACGGCTGGCAATGACACCAAATCCATCTGCTATGAGATTCACCAAAAGGCCAAGGACATCATTGAGAGAAGAAAAATCGACCATACTTTTTATCCCGTTATCTACGGAGCGGATGAATCGGACGATTGGACGGACCCCGCCACCTGGAAGAAGGCAAATCCATCCCTTGGTATAACGGTTGGCATCGACAAGGTGCGTGATGCCTGCGAGTCGGCAAAGCAAAATCCCGGCGAGGAGAACTCTTTCCGTCAGCTTCGTTTGAACCAATGGGTCAAGCAGGCTGTCCGTTGGATGCCGATGGAACGGTGGGATTGTTGTGCCTTTGCCGTACATGAGGATGATTTGGAAGGTCGTGTCTGCTACGGCGGTCTGGACTTGTCTTCCACTACGGATATCACGGCTTTGGTGTTGGTGTTCCCACCCACCGATGAGGACGATAAATACATCGTTCTTCCTTACTTCTGGATTCCGGAAGATAATCTGGATCTGCGAGTCCGGCGCGATCACGTTCCGTATGATGTATGGGAACGGCAGGGTTTCCTGCAAACCACCGAGGGCAACGTTGTCCACTACGGCTATATTGAGAAGTTCATAGAACGACTCGGTGAAAAATATAATATCCGTGAAATTGCCTTTGACCGTTGGGGTGCTGTCCAGATGGTACAGAACCTTGAGAGCATGGGCTTTACGGTGGTGCCGTTCGGACAGGGCTTCAAGGATATGTCCCCACCCACCAAAGAACTGATGAAACTGGTGCTGGAAGAAAAAATTGCACACGGCGGGCATCCTGTCCTCCGTTGGATGATGGATAACATCTTCATCCGTACCGACCCTGCCGGCAACATCAAGCCGGACAAGGAAAAATCCACAGAGAAGATTGACGGTGCCGTCGCCACAATTATGGCTCTTGACCGTGCAATCCGCTGTGGCAACGATACCTCTGCTTCGGTCTACGATGACCGGGGCATTTTGTTTATATGAAGGGAGTGATGTGATATGGGCATCTTTTCTGGTTTATTCAAGTCCAGAGACAAGCCTCAAAACCGTACAGCCGGAAGTGCGTACACCTTTTATATGGGCGGCTCGACTTCCTGCAAGAATGTGACAGAACGATCTGCCATGCAGATGACGGCGGTTTATTCCTGTGTGCGTATCCTTGCAGAAGCGGTGGCAGGTCTTCCGCTGCACCTCTACAAATACAACACTGAAGGCGGCAAAGAAAAGGCTCTCGACCATCCGCTTTACAGGCTGCTCCATGATGAGCCAAACCCGGAGATGAGTTCTTTTGTGTTTCGTGAAACGCTCATGACTCACTTACTCCTGTGGGGTAATGCTTATGCCCAGGTCATTCGTAACGGCAAAAACGAGGTCGTTGCACTCTATCCGCTGATGCCTAACAAAATGAGCGTGGACAGAGATGAAAACGGACAACTCTATTACACCTACTATCGTGGTCCCGATGAAGCTATCAAAAATAATGAGTTTGCGGTAATGCTACCTCCTTCCGATGTGCTTCACATCCCTGGTCTGGGCTTTGATGGACTTGTCGGTTACAGCCCTATTGCGATGGCAAAGAACGCTATCGGCATGGCAATTGCCTGCGAGGAGTACGGAGCGAAGTTTTTCGCCAACGGTGCGACACCGGGCGGTGTGTTGGAACATCCCAGCACCATCAAAGACCCACAGCGCGTGAGGGAAAGCTGGCAGGCTGCCTTTGGCGGCAGTTCCAATTCCAATAAGGTGGCTGTTCTGGAAGAGGGTATGAAATACACGCCTATTTCTATCTCACCGGAACAGGCGCAGTTTCTTGAGACAAGGAAGTTTCAAATCAATGAAATTGCTCAAATTTTCCGTGTACCGCCCCACATGGTCGGTGATCTGGAAAAGTCGAGCTTTTCTAATATTGAGCAGCAATCCCTTGAGTTTGTGAAGTACACCCTCGATCCCTGGGTCATCCGCTGGGAGCAGTCCATTCAGCGGGCACTTCTGTCCCATGATGAAAAGAGACAGTATTTTGCAAAATTTAATGTGGAAGGCCTGCTCCGTGGAGATTACCAAAGCCGTATGAACGGTTATGCCATCGGATGGCAGAACGGGTGGATGTCCGCAAACGACATCCGTGAACTGGAAAACCTCGACCGTATTCCTGCGGAGGATGGTGGCGACCTATACCTCATCAATGGCAATATGATCCCGCTGAAAGATGCGGGGGCTTTTGCATATACACCAACTGATAACGGAAAGGAGGAAAATTCCAATGAAGAAGTTCTGGAAGTGGAAGAACCAGGCACAGACGGAGACAACTCCGGCAGAGAGAACGCTGTTCCTGAACGGCACCATCGCAGAGGAAAGTTGGTTTGACGATGATGTCACTCCACAGCTTTTCAAAGATGAGTTGATGGCAGGCACCGGCGACATCACCGTGTGGATTAACAGTCCCGGCGGTGACTGCATTGCCGCCAGTCAAATTTACGCCATGCTCATGGATTATAAGGGTGATGTTACCGTCAAAATCGATGGTATTGCGGCTTCTGCCGCCTCCGTCATTGCGATGGCAGGTACCAAGGTATTCATGGCACCCACAGCACTGATGATGATTCACAATCCGGCAACGATGGCATTCGGTGACCATGTCGATATGGCAAAGGCCATCGATATGCTCACCGAGGTCAATCAATGCCTATGAAATCAGAACAAATCTGACTCATGCCAAGCTGTCTCACATGATGGATGAAACCACATGGATGAACGCAAAGAAAGCTATCGAACTCGGTTTTGCGGATGAAATCCTCACGGATGCGAAACGCACTGCCGACACCGAAGCTTATGCGTTTTCCGACTCAGCCATCGAGAAAGCACTCATTAACAAGATTTCGGCTAAGGCACAGCCCAAGCAGAAATCCAAGCCCCAGGGTCGCAACGTTGACGAACTCAAGGCTCGACTCCACACCATCAAAAATTATCTGTAATACAGGAGGATATGTATATGAATATCGTTGAAATGCGCGAAAAGCGCACCAAGCTGTGGGCTACTATGGAAGGTTTCCTTGAGACCCACCGCAATGACATGGGTGTTCTGTCCGCAGAGGACGATGCCGTCTATGCCAATATGGAGAAGGAATTCGAATCTCTCTCTAATGAAATCCGCCGACAGGAACGCCGTGATGCACATGAGGCAGAACTCAGCAAACCTGTCAACAAGCCCATCACCGAAAAGCCTGCCCAAGCACCCAAGGCAGATGGTGTTGGTCGTGCGTCCAATGCCTACAAGGAGGACTTTGGTCTGCATCTGCGTGGCAGAACGCTGGTGCATAATGTCCTTTCCACCACTCCCGATGAGGATGGCGGCTTCCTTGTTCCTTTGGAGTTCGAGCGTGAAATCGTGAGGGTACTGGACGAAGAGAACGTCATTCGTCGTCTGGCAAAGGTCATCACCACTCACCATGAGCGTAAGATTCCCGTTGCCCTCGGCCATTCCGTGGCACAGTGGACTACCGAGAACTCTGCCTATACCGAAAGCAATCCTACCTTCGGTCAGAAGCAGATTGATGCGTACAAGCTGACTGACCTGTGCCGTGTCAGCGTGGAGTTGCTCAAGGACAGTACCTTCGACATCGAAGCTTATCTGCGCCAGGAGTTTGCCCGTGCCTTTGGCATTGCCGAGGAAGAGGCATTCTGCGTGGGTAACGGCACTACTCAGCCTACCGGCATCTTTACTGCCAACGGCGGCACCGTGGGTGTTACCGCGGCATCCGCTACGGCCATTACCGCGGATGAGATTATCAGCCTGGTTCACGCTCTGAAGGCTCCTTATCGCAAGAACGCAAAGTTCCTCATGAACGATGCGACTGTGGCTCTGCTGCGCAAGCTGAAGGATCAGAACGGTCAGTACCTCTGGCAGCCTTCTATCCAGGCAGGCACTCCCAACCGTCTGCTCGGCTATGAAATCTACACCTCTCCGTATGTTCCTGTTGCTGAAGCTGGCACTCTGACTGTCGCTTTCGGAGACTTCAAGAACTACTGGATTGGTGACCGTGCAGGTCGCACCGTGCAGCGTCTGAACGAACTCTATGCTACCAATGGTCAGATTGGCTATGTGGCTACCGAGCGTGTGGACGGTAAGGTCATCCTTCCCGAAGCCATTCAGCTTCTCCAGATGAAGTCTGCCTAAGTTAGGAGGTGGCAGTGATGAGCGAACTTCTGACCAAAGTCAAAGAGAATCTGATCCTGGAACACTCGGTAGATGATGGGCTGATTGAACGCTTCATCACTGCCGCCGTTTCCTATGCTGAAAGCTATCAGCACATCCCTGCGGGGTACTACTCCGAGAATGCGATGCCAGCCACTACCGAACAAGCGGTGATTATGTTGGCATCGCATTTTTATGAGTCCCGTGACAGCTCCACAGGCGGTTTCTTTGCCGACAATGTGCAAGCCGGACAGCAGGTCTGGAACACAGTCAATCTGCTTTTACGGCTCGACCGGGAATGGAAGGTGTGACATGAGTTTCGGAAAGATGAACACCTTCATCGACATCGTTGTTCTGAAAAAGAGCAAAGACGAGGAAGGTTTCGCAACCACAGTCTATGATGCAGTCGCATCGGTACGGGCTTATCGGGAAGGACGGCATGGCTCCCAGAGATGGGCAAACCTTGCAGCTTTTTCTGCGGCTACCGATCTGTTTCGCTTTCGCACCATTCCAGGACTGACCATTACCACCGACCATGTCATTATGACCGGCGGTGAGACTTTCGATATTACCTCCGTGGAAGATGTCAAAGGCCGTGGAATGTATGTGGAGGTTCTCGCAAAAAAGGTGGTGGCTACTGTTGGCAAAGGTTGATATTAAGATGCCGGATGAGTTTCTGAAGCGGATGTCTCGTCTGGGCAGTCATTTTGACACGGTTGCCGAGCGTGTCCTCGAAGCCGGTGGCGAGGTTGTTCTTGCCAAGGTGCAAAGCAACCTTTCTGCCGTTGTGGGCACCGGCACAAAATATGAATCACGCTCCACAGGCGAATTGGAATCGGCACTCGGGCTTGCCTCTGCCAAGCTGGACAAAAACGGCAATCACAATGTGAAGGTCGGTTTTTCCGAACCACGCATTGACGGGACGAGCAATGCAAAGCTGGCAAATATTCTGGAATACGGAAAACACGGTCAGCCTGCCAAGCCCTTTCTGAAGCCAGCCAAAAGCGCATCTAAAAAGGAATGCCAAGCAGCGATGCAGCAAAAATTCGAAGAGGAGGTCAAAAAGCTATGAGCATACTCTCCGATATCCAGACCGTGCTTTCCGGCTTGGGTATTCCCGTGGAAACAGGAGTCTTCACAGACAAAGCCCCCGCGAAATATGTCGTGGTGGTCCCTCTGACGGACACTTTCGCCCTCCATGCAGATAACGTTCCCAGCTGGGATGTGCAGGAGGCTCGTATTTCCTTATATGCCCAAGGGAACTATACGAAGGAGAAAAATGTCATTGTGAAGGCACTCCTGGCTGCGGAAATGACCATAACCGACCGCAGATACATCGGTTATGAAACCGAAACAGGCTACCACCACTACGCTGTGGATGTAGCCCAATGCTACGAAATGGAGGAATAATCAATGGCTACGATTGGTCTTGATAAACTTTACTACGCTAAGATTACCGAGGACGAAAACGGCGATGAAACCTATGCCGCCCCGGTGCAGTTGGCAAAAGCAATGACCGCCGACCTCTCCGTGGAACTTGCAGAGGCCACCCTCTATGCCGATGACGGTGCCGCTGAAATCGTCAAGGAGTTCAAGTCAGGAACCCTTTCTCTGGGGGTAGATGACATCGGTGGCGGTGCTGCATCCGATCTTACAGGTGCGACCATCGATTCCAATGGTGTCGTTATCTCTACCGGCGAGGACAGCGGAGATCCGGTGGCTGTAGGCTTTCGCGCAAAGAAGTCCAACGGCAAATACAAGTATTTCTGGCTGTACCGTGTGAAATTTGGCATCCCCGCCACGGCACTTGCCACCAAGGGTGACAGCATCACATTCAGTACTCCTACCGTAGAGGATACGATCCTGCGCCGTAATAAGGTTGACGGCAACGGCAAGCACCCCTGGAGAGCGGAGGTTACCGAGGGTGATGCCACTGTAACCGCCAACACTATCACCAACTGGTATACGGAAGTGTATGAGCCTTCCTATTCCACCGCAGTTTAATAAGGAGGACAACTGATATGTATGAAGATCGTGCTTCTGTAATTAACGTAGGTGGCGAGGAGTACACCTTACTGCTTTCCACCAAAGCCACTAAGGAAATTGCCGGTCGCTACGGTGGTCTGGAAAACCTGGGTGATAGCCTTATGAAATCCGAGAACTTTGAGATGGCCATCGGAGAAATCGTATGGCTTATCACCCTTCTGGCAAACCAGTCCATCCTGGTTCACAACCTCAAGAATAAGGACGATAAGCGTGAACTGCTCACCGAGGAGATGGTGGAATTGCTCACTGTCCCTGCAGACCTGGCAACCTACAAATCTGCCATTATGGACGCTCTGCTCAAGGGCACCAAACGCTACATCGAAAGCGAGGCAGACACAAAAAACGCAGTGGTCGAGTAAGTGACGAGGAGTTATTTACTCGACTTCTTTATTACGGCATCGGTCAGCTTCATCTCTCCTGGGATGAAGTGTGGCTGATGCCGTTTGGCTTACTCCTCGATC